TACCTTCATGGCTGCTACTAGCGTTGACGCTGCAGCTGCTGGTACAATGGTATTCGGTACACAGACACTTGGTATCTCTGCTGATGCAGATACTATTGACGCTGTAACTGTCATCTCTGGCACAACTGCTGGTGTTACTGCTCGTGTATGGGCTATCGTCGTAGACGTAAACGAAGCAACTAAAGATGCTGCTGAAGTAGACCGCGATCAACTCGCATAATTAAAACAGGTTGGGCCCTTCGGGGCCCTTCCCACCTTATCAACCCGAAGGAATAAATTATGGCTTTTATCGCTGATACCGTTTTCGACAACGGCTTGACAGTTGTGGACACAAACGGTACTCGTTTGGATATCTGCTCAACTGAACCCACTACTTACACTGAAGCTACTTCGACTTTCACACTCGGTAACGATACTGTTAACACAGGTGCCCCTGAAAACGGTGTAACTGATGGTCGTCGTGTCATTGTTCCAGCTATCTCTGTTGGTTCCGTAACTGGTACCGGTACTGCTGCCTTCTGGGCCCTTACTGACGGTGCTTCTGTCCTGTACGCAACTGGTTCTTTGTCTGCCTCCCAGGCTGTTACAACAGGTAACACTTTCTCATTGGATGCTGTTTCAATCACTATCCGTGACGCTTAAGTAGAGCTTACAGGGTATGGCTGATCATATATTAAAAGCGAGTGGGAGTAACGCCTACGGTACGTCAGTATATGGTCAGGCTGTTTACACAACACCGGGTATTGAGGCTAGCAGTGAGACTGTAGATGTCCCCTTATCGCAAACCTATAACCTAACAGCAACTAGTGTTGAAACTAACACTGAGGTAACTACACCAGGCTTAACTCAGGTCCAAGTACTACTAAGTGTAGCAACACAGTCTAATACTGAGGTGACTACCCCAGACATAGACGAACTAAACATACTAGATGCTACTGATGTACAGTCCTCTACAACACTAACATTACCCACCACCGGCCAACTACATAATTTAACGAGTGTCGGGTCAGAGAGCTTACCGGAAGTCTCAGCACCTGTCTGTAAAGAGAGTAATGAACTTTCCGCAACATCAGTAGAGTCGACGTCAAGTGTAGTCTCCGTACCAATACAACAGGTACACACCCTTCTTTCAACTAGCGTAGAGTCAGGTTCTGACGTTACAAACCCTGCTCAAGTCACAGGTATTGTTTTCTTACAAACTCCCACTGAGACTGCATCTGAAGTTGTAACACCTTCTATCTGGGAGTTAGGGCCTTTTGAACAAGACACAAGCCTTACAGTAAATGTCAACGAACAAAACAGATCCCTTTTAGTGGGGCCCCAGGATTACTCGAACATTGTCTTTATAGGGCCTGAAAATAGACAGATACTTATAAGACCGACAAGGATAACAGCGTAATGAAATGGCCTTTTAAAGACCCTGACGAAATACTAGACTACTCAGTTGACTGGTCTCGGTTTCTAAATGATGAGATTATTAACTCTGTACAGTGGTACGTGGGCAATGCCGATGGTGTTAAGACAGCTATATCGGTTGCTGAAACAGTAAACGGGCTTACACTAGGTGTGCAGAGCAACACAAATACAGTAGCTACTGTAAGGTGGGCCGCAGGTACAGCCAATACCACCTATAAAGTAACTTGCGCTATAACCTACAATACTCACCTGGTAGCAGAACGTGTTATCCAACTGCCTGTGAAGGAGCGATAAGATGGCTTACAACTTTCTAGGTCTGGTTAACGATGTTAATCGTCGTGTCAATGAGACAGCCCTCACTTCTTCTAACTTCTCAACTGCTGTTGGTTTTTACGGAACAGCTAAAGACGCTATCAATAACTCTATTCATCAGATAAACCAGGACACCTTCCAGTGGCCTTTTAACTTTGTTGAGCAAGAAGACACCCTAACAGCAGGTGACCTGCGATACGACTGGCCTACTGGTGCGAAGAATATAGACTGGAACACCTTCCGTGTGAAGCGTGATGCTACTTTTGGTAACCCAACAAATAGCCTTAAACCTATGGATTACGAGCAGTACCTTCGTAACTATGTAGACGATGAGTATAACACCTCTAACACAGGTATACGTGGTGTTCCGAACAAGGTCTGCCAGGCCCCTGGTTATCAGTACATCGTACACCCGGCTCCTAAAGAAGCCTATGCCCTTGTATACGAGTATTACCAAGCACCTATTGAGATGGAGCTATTCTCGGACATACCTAGCATCCCACAGGACTTCCGGCACATTATTGTGGACGGAGCTATGTACCATGTCCACGTCTTCCGTAATAATGATCAAGCTGCACAGGTGGCTCTCTCTAAGTTCCAGGAAGGTATAAATCACATGCGTACGCTTTACGTTAACCGTTATGAGTACGTACGTGATAGCCGTGTAGCTCAGCCTTCCCTTGGTGTTATAAGTAAGAGAGTGAACTAATGGCTACTGGTTGGCAATCAGCCCCTATTGAGTTCAAGGGTGGTCTTATCAGCAACATGTCGCGTTTGCAACATGGTGTTAAGGCCCCTGGCTCAGCACGTGTATTGACTAACTTTGAACCGTCTGTTAAGGGTGGTTATCGCCGTATTAACGGGTTTGCTAAGTCAGACCCTAATATCGTCCCAGTATTCGGTGAGACGAAAGTACAAGGCAGTGGGCAGACAGGGACTACTCTTGTTTTGTCTAATCTATTTGAGGAGCCTTCAGACGGGGACACCTTTACTATCGACGGCGTTACTGGAACCTACACAATTGATACCGGGGGTGTGTCCTACAGCTCTGTTAACAAAGAAGCTACCTTGACACTTACAACAACCCTTGACTCCTCGCCAGCTGATAAAGCTGATGTTACGTGGAACAATAAGACGTCTGTTATTGAAGGTCTTCACTACTTCTACGACACTAGTGTGTCTAGTGGGAACACCCTCGCAGTACGTGACGGTTCTATTTGGACTAGTGTTGGAGCAGGTTGGGCTAATGTAACCACTCCTTCGTATGGTACCGTTCTTGTCGACGGTGGGGCTCAGACTGGTACAAGTTTAGTGATAGACGGGGTGGGGAGTGATACATACGTACCTCACGTAGGGGATACGTTTATAATTAGTGGTGTAGAGAAGGTGTATACGGTCCTCTCAGCACCTACAATCACCTCTGGTGGGGGTACCCTTAGTATCTACCCAGCTCTCGCCTCTAGCCCTGCTAATAATGACTCTGTGACATTCCTAAGTGTGTCAATGACAGGCGGCGGTAAGGTTAGGTTTGAAGACTTTAACTTTGATGGTGTAGAGCGTACTGTTTTAGTAGATGGATCCAACCCACCTATGTCATATGACCTTACGGGCGGCCTTGTTGTATTAGATGGCTCTACGGATATTGTAGGGTCAACAGCTGTCTCTACCTTTAAGAACCACGTGTTCTTTGGCAAGGGAAGCTCCTTAGTCTTTTCAGCCCCCTTTGACGAGAATGATTTTGCACCAGCAAACGGTGCAGGCTCCTTGCAGTTCCCTGCTGATATTACAGGTTTAAAGGTATTCCGTGATAAACTTATCGTATTTACATTAAGCACTATCCACCAGGTTGTAGGAAACAGCTCCTCCGACTTCACACAGTCTGTCATCTCGAGAGACCTCGGATGTGTTGTACGGGACTCTATCCAAGAGGTAGGAGGTGATGTTGTCTTCATGGGCCCTGATGGTTTGCGTTTCCTAGGTGCTACTGCACGTATCGGTGACTTTAACTTAGCCCTAGCCTCCCGACCAATCCAGGACGATATAACGGAGTTTACGTCTGACTTTACTGACTTTACGTCAGTGGTTATTCGGGGTAAATCGCAGTACCGTATCATGGGTTTCACCACAGGGGCTACCTTAGGGTCATCTGCCGGTTATATCGGTGCTCAGTTTACTGACCAAGAAGCAGGTGGTTTCAACTGGTCTAGAACTGAAGGTATTAAGGCGTACAGGTCATCCTCTGTTAGTACTGGTTCAGAAGAAGTAGTTCAATTTGCCGGTGAGACTGGGTATGTATACACCCTTGACACAGGTAATACATTCGACGGGGATACTATTAGCGCCTACTATTATACACCTTTTATGCCAATAGGGGACCCTAGGGTTCGTAAAACACTGTACAAGGCAACAACCTATTACGATCCTGAAGGTAATGTGTCTGGTGCCATTACGTTTAAGTATGACTTTCAACAGCCAGATGTAGTGCAGCCTCTAGTAGGTGGTGGTAGTTTCTCCATACTTGGCTCGGCTATATACGGTGATTCAGTCTACGGAGGTGACCCTGAGACAGTGATCGAGACACAAGCAACAGGGTCTTTCTTTACAGTGTCTCTTCAATACGAATTTACAACAGCAGGTGACCCTCCTTTTGTGATTGACACCGCGATACTTGAAATAGCACAGAATGATAGGAAGTAAGAATGGGACAAGGCTACACACGTAACGATGCCTCCAACAATATAGCCAATGGTAACGTAATCAACGCTTCGGATCTTGACGGTGAGTTCGATGCTATTGTAGACGCTTTCGCTAGTGGGACTGGACATACACATGATGGTACAGCTGCTGAAGGTGGTGCTATTACTGTAGTGGGACCAGCCCAGGAGTATATCGGGGATGGTGTCGCGCTGTACCCTAAACTAGACGCTACATACGACCTAGGTAAAACAGCTTCATCCTTTAATGTGGCTTACATTGAGTCGCTTAATCTAGGTGGTACAGTCGTCACAGCTACTGCAGCTGAGTTGAATACTCTTGATGGGGTGACTACGGCCACCGCCGCAAACTATCGCGCGGCCAACGCCGACAAGCTGTTGGTGGCTGATGAGGTTTGGGCGTCTGGCGCGGTGGTGCCGCTTACGGACGGCGTTGCAATATCTGTTGATATGGCGACCGGGTTTAACTTTTCGGTTACGCTTGGCGGAAACAGAACATTGCTCAATCCGAGCAACCCCAAGGTAGGGCAGACGGGTTTTATCCGAGTGGCCCAAGATGGCACCGGATCGCGAACGCTCACGCTGTCAACGTCATATGTGACGCAAGGCGGCGGTGGGGTAGCATTGACAGATACACCCGGCGCGGTCGACGTGTTGTTTTATTGCGTATTAGGTACAACCGAAATTCTGATTACACAAATTTCAGGAATAAGCTGATGCTTGTCGGTATGACCAT